GGCTGCCCCCCTGTGGCCTACTTTCACGCATTTAACCGTAGAGGACCCACCTCCTCTAATTACAACCACACTCGTGGTAGTCTCTACGGTACGGCTACTTTGCGGGCCAACTAATCCGGACGGAATCCCAAGCCAGCACGCGGTACTAGCTGGACAACGTCTTCCCATGGTTTCCAGAAGCCACTAAATTCTGGTTCAATCTTCGGCAGGAACGGATTTTTCATTTTCCCAAGAGTGTAATTTAATACACGACTCTTGGAGTTTTCCATTCTGGTCGAGATATCACCGTCAAGTAGCGGCCTCGAGGGCCCAGGTAAGACGTCATCCAACGTTCCCCACGTATCGTGGACATTGGAACCCCAACCGAAATAGTCGGGGGGGGGGCGCACACATTGACAGGTTTCTTAGCCACCGTTTTACGGGGCGCGTTTTTTTGAGACACTTCTGAAAAGGAGTCTCGTTTTTCTTCGGACTGCGAGTGGTTAAAGGGACCAGCCCTTCATTTTCAACTCTTTTCAGAGTCTCGGTTAACCACATCCGAACTACGCGCACACCGCCACGGCGAATGGGACCCACGCTACCTTTAGGGTCCCACTTTTGGGGTATCGGAGAGAACGGCTTTACGTACACCGATCTCTTTTTGAACTCGTTTCCTTGTTCTTTTTCTACCCACGAGCTAATGACCTCCCTGTCAATCTCCTTAATCTTCTTTTCGACTACCTTGATAGCCTCCCGGTCGAGGAGCGTCTCGTCTATCAAGGGCCCAATTTTCATGGGGATTTTCTTTTCGACACCTTCGCAGGAAAACCTGTCGGTGAAATGCGTAAGACCGAGGATTGCTTTCCGGAACCAATTTTTCTTGACGAGAAGGTTCCAGTAGCGCTTCGGCACTTCACTGACGGCGAAGGGTACAGAAGAGAACATTGCCTGTATGCGGGGATGGGTACACAGCCAGGCAGCTGTGGACCAGGTGAGACGCGTTGCGGTCTTGAAAAAAGCGGCAACCAAGGAACCATCATGAGCCTTATGGCTTGATGATAAAAACCCAAAATGGATCCTTGGTATCATTTTTTCATTCTTCGCATCGTACGTCTGGGAGTTGAGGTCAAGGAACCGCTCGCTTCGCATCGTTTTATCTTGATTGATAACGAAGCCCACGGAGTGACACGACTCAACCCACCTCTTGTAGATTGTCTCATTGCCAGCAAAGAGACAATCATCCCCATTTATTTTCACAGGACGTAAGGGGTGTTCGCCTGCCGCTTCTCTAGCCATTCGATAACAGGCTATGTTAAGCAGGCACAGGACCACAAAAGAGCAGAGGTTTCCCATCATGCTCCCCCTTACAACTTGTCTTTTTTCCTCTTTCAAGGAGTTGCGTATTAGTATATCGGTAAACGATTCTCTTAAGACTCTAGCCTCTTCACTCTCTAGGCCCTGAGCAAGAACGTCTACTACAGCTTCGACTACATCACAATTTAGATTGTCTGTTGATGCAGTGTAGTCTCCACTGATATACACTTCTCCTTTTTCTTTGGAGGCGATTACGGCCCGGAAATCCTCTGGAAGGACATCTCCGCGCACGACACGCCGGTAGCGGGGGGCAAAGTTTTGCCCGTCGACGTTGCAACCAGTTCCATATCTACAGACCCTATCGTAGGCATCTGAATGGACCTGGGTTAATATTTGCTTAACGTAAGCAGGTTGCATGGTTACAACCCTCGACTTACCTTTAGCTTTGGCAACGCCTATACGGCACACGTTGTTATCGGCGTTGAATTCGTCTTTATCAACCGATAATGTGCCCCCCACATGGTGTGGCGCCTCGAGACATCCCTGTTGAT